GCCGTCTGTTCCAAAGAAGGCTGAGGTCGAACTGACCGACAAGGAAAAGACGGAGATGAAGGCACTTGAGGATGAGATGACGAAGATGCTTTCAAGCATGGCAAGCGAGGCTGGCATCACACCGCCCGACATAGAGGGAATGGCTGACTTTGCCAACATCATGGATACGCAGAACAAAGGCAAGGACACGGTCATCGTGAACTTCGTCTTTCCTGCCAATGTCTTCAAGAACATGATGGAGGACGGGCTGATCGAAGACTTCCTCTCAGGTGGAATGTCCTATCAGGACGAGAACGGAGACAACTCATCTGAGGAGGATGACATGGAGGATGATGTCGATTCAAAGCCCAAGAAGAAAAAGAAGATTCGTGAGAACGATGTCGATCTTCGTGAGAAGGGAGACGAGTCTTGGGGGAACAGTTTCCGTGATTGGAGTTCAAACCCTAATGACTATCTCTAAGTCTAAGAACACTTCTTGATCAAACTAGACACACTCAAGTTACCTACTTCGTTTCCATCTGTCAAGCCCCTTCTACAGAATCTAAAGTTGCCACTTGCCTTCTGCCGATACTGAGGTAGTATGTTCGTGCAAGCAAGGAGGATACGATGAATGAGTGACTCGCATTACATAGACAATAAGGTTTTCTACGCTGAGATGGTGAAGTGGAAGAAGGAATGGAAGAAGGCAAAGAAGGCTAACCTTCCTCTTCCTCCCGTCACGGACTACATCGGCAGATGCTTTCTCAACATCGCGGAACGCCTGTCGTACAGACCGAACTTCATAAACTATCCCTATCGCGACGAGATGGTCGGTGACGGCATTGAGAACTGCCTGATGTATGCGGCTAACTTTGATCCGAGCAAGTCAAAGAATCCGTTCTCCTACTTCACGCAGATCATCTACTATGCCTTTGTCCGCAGGATACAGAAGGAAAAGAAGCAGAACTACATCAAGTTCAAGAGCATTGAACTTGCGGAGATGACAGGTAAGATTCCCAAGTGGTTGAAAGAAGCATATCATGATGAGAACAAGGTTCAGGATTTCTTCAAGAGCCTTTCTCTCTCGGAACTTGACCTAGAGAACTTTGAGGGTGGCAAGAAGAAGACAGCAGCACCCGTGGCAGAAAAGAAACCAAAGAAGAAGCCAAAGAAATGAAGATCGCCATCGTCACCGATACTCACTTCGGATTCAAGAACGACTCCCCGATATTCCTTGAGGCATATCTGTCGTTCTTCGAAGAGCAGTTCTTCCCATACCTGAAGGCAAATGGGATAAAGACTGTCATTCATATGGGTGATGTTCTTGACCGGAGGAAGTTCATCAACTTCAATACCCTGCGCGCCGTCAGGAAGCGGTTCACCGAGTGGTTCAACGAGAACGGGATCGATGTGCATTGCGTGATTGGAAACCATGACTGCTATTGGAAGAACACCAATGAAGTCAACTCTGCGGTCGAGATATTCGGTGATCATTTCCATGTCTACGAGAAGCCAACGGATGTGATGCTCGACGGAATGATTTGTGGCTTCGTTCCTTGGATTGCCAAGGACAATGCTGCTGAAGTCGAGGAGTATCTGCTCCACAGCAATGCGGACTGCCTGTTTGGTCACTTTGAGATCACGGGATACGAGGTTGTCCGTGGTGTCAAGCATGAGGGTGGGCTTGACCCAAACATCCTTCAGAAGTTCAACATGGTCTATTCGGGGCATTTCCACTGCAAGCAGAAGAAGGGAAATGTCCATTACCTTGGTTGCCCTTATCAGATGTTCTTCTCCGAGGTTTCCGAGGAGCGTGGATTCCATGTCCTCGACACCACGGATGGGAGCATTGAGTTCATTGAGAACCCAAGGAAACTATATCGAAAGATCGTCTATGATGCGGTCCTTGACGAGCAAGGGCATGGCAACTTCAACTTCACAAAGTTCAAGGAATGCTATGTTAGGCTTGTGGTGACTTCCAAGAAGAACCAACTCAAGTTCGACATGTTCTGCGATAAACTCTTCGATGCTGGCATCCATGATATGCTTATCGTGGACACCTTGGAGCAGGAGGAGAAGAAGGAAGAGGATGTCTTCGTCTCCGAAAAGGAACTTTCCAAGAACACCATCGATCTCATTGATGGATACATCGATGAACTCAAGGTGGATGAAAGCACGGATCTGAAGAACATGATGCGCGAGATCTATAGTGAAAGTTTGTCTCTCTAGTTTCCTAAATATTGGAAACTGGAGATATCATGGGCAGAGTAAACGAAGATCTCAGAAAATGGTTCAGCAAGTCTCACCCCGAGGGTGATTGGCAGCGAATCAACAGCAAGGGTGAGGCAATCGGTCCCTGTGCAAGGGAACCTGGAGAGCCTAAGCCCAAATGCATGTCACGCGAGAAGCGAGCGATGCTCTCCAAGGGAGAGAGGGCATCTGCTGTCCGTGCAAAAAGAAAGCACGATCCAAATCCGAAACGAGAGGGAGAACCAATCATGGTGTCCAATTTTGGCAAGGGAAGAATAACTGAGGGCAAGAACGAACCAACCAACAAGGAACTATGGAGCAAGATCCAATCCCTTGTGTCGGGTAAGAGTTCAAGCATTGAGTACAACGGAAAGACCATAGATGGTCCAAACAATGGAAAGGGTTTCAAGGTTCATCCCTCTGCATACTCAAATGGTTGGGCATCTGCAAAGTACAAGGAACTTGGTGGTGATTGGAAGACGGTGAATGAAGGGTTGAAGAACTTCAACTGCTTTGTTGATCGGGACTCCATGCTCTCTCAGATGAATACATTCAACGATGTGCTTTCACGAACTGGCAAGATCATTGTCGAGAAGTATGTCGTGCAGGACAACCTCAAGAATGGAATCGGACCCGAGCATATCAGAACCTATGCCAAGAAGTTCGGTGGTTCTGCGAAGAGCAAGAACGAGACAACCGAGTTCATGTTCGATGACGAGAAGTCGGCTGACTCCTTCCTCAAGGCAATCACTGGCAAGGGGCTGAACGAGAGCGAGTGCGAGGGTAGGCAGTCGGGAAAGCCTTGGAGGACTCCTGGTGAAAAGAAGAAGTTCGCCGTCTGCGTCGATGGCAAGATAGTGCGCTTCGGTGATCCTGGTCTTTCAATCAAGCGCGATCAGCCTGGTCGCCTCAAGAACTTCCGCGCCCGTCACGGATGTGACAAGGGTGGCATTGCCCGAGACACTCCGAAGTACTGGTCCTGCCAGATGTGGCGCAAGGACAAGAGCGTAACCGATCTCACTGGTGGTGGCTGATGGCACTTGTAGAGCAGGACTTCACCGTCGAGCAGGGATCTTCCTTCATCATGGAGTTCGATCTCCTGAAGGATGACAACACCACACTCAGTCTCGTCGCTCCATCTCCCAATGGTGTGAATACATTTCAACTTGACAAGTATTCGTTTCGCATGAACTTCCGCAAGTCTAAGTATCGTGGTACGAGTGCCTACGGAATATCCAACACCAGCGTGATACAGGTTGGAGACGAGGATACTGAAGGAAGAACCGCAGACGGATTCTATCTGATTGCCAATCATCCTGGCAGGGTGCGTATGGTGATGAAGCCATCCTCGACTGCAAGCATAAAGCATGGAAAATATTTCTTCGACATCGAAGCAGTAGCAGGGACAACGGGCTTTCAGGAAGTCACAAAGGTGGTGGCAGGTAGATTCGAGGTTACAGCGGAGGCAACGACCTAATGGCAGCACTAAATGCAGATCTTGCCATAGAGCAAGGAACAACCTTCGTGCTTGAGTTCAAGTTGTACAATGATCAACTTGAGATTGTGCCTCTTCTTACATCTGCCATAAACAACGAGGGTTCCGTCGAATATTCGATAAGCAACTACAGGATGCGGATGAAGATAAAGAAGTCCAAGTATAGGACACCTGTTCTTTACTCAGCAGGAACAACCATGAACTTTGTCGTGCAGCCAGGATCGACCGAGGGATTCATTCGTGACGGATTCCTCTTTGTCGGTGGATCCACTGGCTCGACACGAATGGTCATAAGTTCAATGACCAACGAATCGTTCAAGCCTGGTAGATACTTCTACGATGTCGAGTTGGTTGAACTCGTTGGATCGGATGAGATAGTCTCACGAATCCTTGAAGGAAAGTTTGAAATAGACGCAGAGGCAACCAAGCCATGAAGATAACGAACATACGGGTTCTCAACAACTACAAGATCAAGTTGATCAATGCAACCTTGGCTGGTGTGAACACCACCGAGAATATCGTTGCCGAACAGGGTACACGGTCGCCAGTTCTTCCAACTCCCGCGAATCCCGTGAGAACATTTCAGGAAAAATTCAATGTAGTCATGAAATATCTCATCGGGAGATATGAACCTGGTTGGTCTGCTGCCGATCCTGTCGTCGGCAAGGCAGCAACGATGGCATTGCTTGGAGTCTCTTCAGGAATAAATCCCCTGACTCTGGGTGGCACTGTTGAGAATGCATTCAACGTACTCTCATCTACGGATGCTGGTTGGTTTGATCCGCTGACGCATCCGAAGGATTTTGCAACCGCTGTGAAGGCTGCTTATCGCACTTTTGAAAGAGCAAGAAAGCCAGCAAAAGCAAAGCATCGTTTTGTTGACTACAGCGTGAATGGAATCGGAGAATATTCGTATTCCAGAAGCGGTGGCAATATGTTCTTCAACATGAGATCCGACTCTCTGTGGTATCCTGAATCGGTTGGAAGTTCATCTTTGGGTTTGAGTTTTGGCTATGCAAACGGCATAGAGCGGCACATGCTGCACTCACCGTATGGCATCTTCAGAAGCCCCATGTACGAATCGGGTGCTTATTATCACAAGCAAAGTCTTCCTTGGATGTCTGATCGATATGCGCCCGATGCTGGATGGGTCTTCGATCAATATCTCAAGATAAAGGAATCAGCAACCTTGAGGGACATGTTGACCGATTGTTCGGTTGAGCGAAATCCTCTATTGGGTGTCCTTGTCGATGGAGTCACCGATACCTATCTGAATACTTTTTATCGTGGAATGTGCTATCCCGATGGAGTCTATTCGAAGACGGTTGGCAATAGGGCAAATGGTGGCTATAGTGCGGATCAGGTCTTGGTTGGCTCACCGTGGATACCATATCCAAACGGAGTGACATGGACCGGAGCATTGTCTGGATTTGAACCTGCTGGTCTGTGCTTTGATATTCGAACACTGACTCTGTTTGATGGTACAACATTCCTGTTTAATCCTCCGACCATAACGGACAGACCAGTTGACTTTGCAACAGGATTGTCTTGGGGCAATGGAGAAACGCGAATCCATCACTTGAATCTCCTTGCAGATGCTTGGGGAAACTCTATGGAGTTCATCTTCTATACAGGGCTTCTTCCCTATGGTGCCTACTATGAGCAAGCAATACCTTGGATGTTGTACAAGGATCCGACCGATCCCGAGCATGTCAGGTATACCAAGTGGAGGCTAGATGCCTCAATGGCTCACTGGAAGGAAAAGTTCAAGTCACCAATAGATGGCTTTGCCCACATAATGACCGACTCAGCGGTTGCGATTGAACGAACGTATCATCGTTATATGCAACCAAGTTACATGACTTGGGGCAATGTCCTTCCGTCTGGTGCCAGTTACGTCGAGAATATCCCCGTCTCTTGGTTCAGGGATCAATACAACTACACATATGGACTATCTGGACCGAGTGCAGACAAGGGTGTTGTCACGGGAGTAGAACTATTTGGTTGGTATGACTGGAGTGCATATCCCGCCGAAACTTGGCACAAGAAATCACCTTCTGATTCTGCACCAAAGCATTGGATATTTGATGAAGACATTGCGTCGGCGCAGTATTCATCTATCTACGATCTTGTCGTTGGTCAGAGAGTAAACGGATTTACATTGACCAACAGAATATGGGGAATGGGAATCTGTGGTACTTCCGTGCTTGGTGAAATCTACACGACCACCAGAATAGCAGACCAAAGAACTCCCGATGGATATCCCTTCTATTACAATACATTCATAGGTGTGACTGGAAATGCATTGGAATGGAAGAGAGTGGCAAATACGAGATACGAGAACACCAACTTGGGAGTTCCTTGGTATCACGACAGAAGGTTCACTCTCTTCTATCACTATCCTATAGTGCTTGCCTTGGGTGGCACTATACTAGACCACATTCACAATGGATTTGGTTATTACTATGCAAATCAGTCTAGGTGGTTCGATGTCAGGCTCGGTTCTCTGTATGCGGGTGACATGGAAGCACTCAATCTTGGAACGGTTGTTTCCAATATTCCATTCCCAAACAGAAGGACTCCAACCACTCCACCTCAGAATCATTGGACGGGAAATGCCCGTGAGTCTGAGTTCGAACTGCTGTATGCTTGCATGAAGGGTGGCATCACCGCTGGATTGGATTCTTTGTACTTTACAGAACTTTACAATGAACTTGAAGCAGTGGGTGCAACTGGATTCTAATCAATCCACTTGACAGTCACAAACATCGATGTATCATTGAGTCATGAACATCTTCGTTCTCAATGCAAATCCGATTCTTGCTGCTGAAGACATGTGTGACAAGCACGTTGTCAAGATGATCGTGGAAGGCTGTCAGATGCTTTCCACGATTCATCGCATGGCTGGCAGCCATGTCGCGTATGCTCCTGTGAACCTGTACAAGCAATCCTTTACCAATCATCCATGCACGGTTTGGGCAAGGCAGTCGTTTGACAACTACTTGTGGCTTGCCCGTCATACTCACAAACTTTCCTTGGAGTACTCCCGTAGATACGGAAGGATCCACAAGGCGCACGACATGACGATTTGGTTCCTTCGGGTCATACCGCACATCGTGGGAACGGCAGACATGACTCCATTCGCACAGGCAATGCCTGATCAATACAAGCATCAGAATGCCGTGATTGCCTACAGGCAATACTATCTTGGGGAAAAAGCACGGTTTGCAAAATGGAAGGATGGAAATGTTCCTGATTGGTTTCAGCAGAAAAATCCGATGCTCGGTCTAGAGGTTCCTGCATAGATACTGATGGAGTGAACGATGATCGTATTTGAAAAGATCCGTTGGAAGAACTTTCTTTCATATGGCAACTACTTCACCCAGATCACGCTGAACAAGTCAGAGATGACTCTTATCTGCGGTGACAATGGTGCGGGAAAGACCACCTTCCTCGACGCGATATGCTTCTGCCTCTTCGGCAAGCCGTTCCGAAACATCAACATCCCACAACTCGCAAACAGCATCAATGGCAAGGATTGCCTTGTCGAGTGCGAGTTCACTATTGGTCCAAACAAGTACTTGGTGAAGCGCGGACTGAGTCCCAAGGTATTCGAAGTCTACAAGAACGGAACCCTGCTTGATCAGGATTCCAAGTCGAAGGACTATCAGAAGATGCTTGAGGAGCAGATCCTCAAGATGTCCTACAAGTCATTCTGTCAGGTCGTGATCTTGGGAAGCACCAACTACATCCCGTTCATGCGACTTCCTGCCGCAGACAGGCGATCCATCGTGGAATCCCTGCTCGACATCGGCATATTCTCGTCCATGAACGTGGTGTTGAAGAACCGAATCGCATCGAACCGCGAGGACATTCGATCCTGCGAGTCGGGGATTGAGATCCTACAGAACAAGGTGGACACTCAGAGAAAGTACCTCAATATGCTTGAGGAGAAAAGCCGTTCATCCCTTGAGGGCATAGAGTCCGACATAGAGGAGAACAAGAAGACACGCGATTCCCTTTCCTCCGTGGTGACTCGCGGCGGAAACCTACTGAGCAATCTTTCCAAGAACAGGGATCTCCTTCGCAAGAAGTATCAGGCTATCGCTGATCTCAATAAGATTCGCAACAGCCTTGAGAAGAAACTCAATGCATTGCAGATGGAGATATCCGTCTACATGACGGTGGAGGACATGACTTGCCCCTCCTGTGGACAGGCACTCACGGATGAACACCGTGAGAAGGAGACGAAGGCAAAGCAGGAGAAGGAAGGGGAGATCCGCAAGGCATTGCTCAATGTCGAGGGGATGATTGCAACCGAGGAGAAGTTCATTGAGGACAATAAACTTGCATCGGCAGAGACTGAGTACAGCAAGTTGTCCGATATTCTCAGCGAACACAGGCAAAAACTTGGAGTTGCAGAGAAGATCCTTGAGCGTCTGATGTCCGATGTGGAGAAGATCCGCAAGTCGCAGCAGACTCTTGACGATGAGCAGACTGCCCTTGAGGAACTTGAGGACAAGGTTGCTTCAGCAAGAAAGAATCTTGATGATCGTCTGCATGAGCAGAAGTTGTTGTCATCGGCACAGAACATCCTGAAGGACACGGGCATCAAGACCAAGATTATCAGGCATTACCTGCCCATCATGAACAAGATGATCAACCACTATCTTGCTTGCATGGATTTCTTCGTGCAGTTCAACCTTGACGACAACTTCGATGAGACGATCAAGTCCCGCCACCGCGACGAATTCACCTATGCATCGTTCAGTGAGGGAGAGAAGATGCGTATCGATCTGTCTCTTCTTCTTGCTTGGCGCGAGATCGCACGGTTGAAGAACAGCACCAACTGCAATCTTCTTGTGCTTGACGAGGTATTTGATTCAAGCCTCGACGGAACGGGAATGGACGAGTTCATGAAGTTGCTCAAGAGCATGGGCGAAAGATGCAACATATTCGTCATATCGCACAAGAGCGATCAGTTGATGGATAAGTTTCAGGATGTATTGGTCTTCAAGAAGAAGAACAACTTCAGCAGGATACAATGACACACAAATATCTGAGGAACAAGTTCACAAAGGCATGGCAGTTTGCCGATGCCCATCTTTCCCGTGGATTCAGCAACGCAAAGGTGTCGGAGGAAGTGAAGGATATTCGCGAGATATCCTGTCATGGTTCCGAGGACTTGAACATCCCACCCTGCGATGGCAGGGGAGACAGCAGGAAGTTTCCTGGATCGTTCGTCTGCGAAAGATGTGCCTGTGGGGACTTCAGCCACACGCAACTCAAGAATCTTTCTGATAGCCACTATTCAAAGTTGGACTATCCAAGGATCTTTTGCCCGAAGCAGATGCCTGGTTTCAGCAACTATGTTCCACTAACGATTTCGGAGAATGATATGAGAAAGAAGTTGATTGAGGAGACATTCGGTGTAGAGTACCTATCTGAACTACTGAAGAACAAGGAGAACTCAGGTGAGCAGGAAGTGGAGTGACAACGATTTCGATCCCCTCGACCGCACACATGCTTCATCGCGTGGGCGAAAGCACGAACGCAGAGGTCAGAGGCATGATCGCAAGCATCACCTGAAGGATCTCAAGGACATGGTAAACAACGGTGAGGACGTTGAGGTCGATGACATCATGGATACTTTTGAGGATGAACAATGAAGATCAGCAAGAAGACATTTGACATTCTGAAGAACTTTTCGGGAATCCGCTCGTCCATCTATGTGGACAAGGGAAACATGATCCGCACGGTGTCCCCTGCCAAGAACATCATGGCAGAGGTCAAGGTGGATGAATCGTTTCCCAAGCCGTTCGCAATCTTCGATCTTGGCAAGTTCATTGCCACTACAAGCCTGTTCAACGAACCCGACTACGAGTTCGATGACAAGTATGTCGTTGTGAACTCGCAGAAGGGTGGTGCGGTTCAGTACTTCTATGCCGACGAGAAGTTGGTCGAGAAGGCAAACAAGACGATCAAGATGCCTGATCTGACGGCAGAGTTCGATCTGTCAGCATCCGAGATCGCAGAGGTCCAGAAGGCAGCATCGATCCTGCAACTCGACACCATCTGCATCCGCGGCAATGTTACCACGGGTGGGATTGAGATCATTGCATTCGACCGCAAGATCGGCTTGAACAGCACATCAAATACCTACAAGGTTCCAATCAAGGCAAAGAAGGCAGAGCCGAATCTTTCGGTCTACATCGACATCGAACTGATGAAGATGCTCTCCGATGACTATTCGGTCGAGATCGGCGGAACTGCCGTTGCCAAGTTCGTTGGAAACAAGAATGGCGTTACCTATTGGATTGCTCTCCGTTCAGACTCAAAGTAAGGAGTGAACAATGCTTGCTACAGATGAATATCTGTGGTCAGAGAAGTATCGTCCGCGCAGGATCGCAGACTGCGTTCTTCCACAGGATCTCTTGAAGACATTCAACGAGTCCGTAGAGAAGGGGCAGATTCAGAACATGCTCCTTGCGGGTGGACCAGGCGTGGGAAAGACGACCATTGCCAAGGCACTCTGCGAGGAGATGGGTTCCGATTGGATCATCATCAACTGCTCAGAGGATGGAAACATCGACACGCTGCGGACTCGCATCCGCGAGTTTGCTAGTTCAGTCTCCTTCACGGGTGGCACCAAGGTGGTCATCCTTGACGAGTTTGACTACTCCAATCCCCAATCCATGCAGCCAGCACTTCGTGGCTTTATGGAGGAGTTCTCAAAGAACTGCCGCTTCATCCTCACTTGCAACTACAAGAATCGCATCATTCAGCCGCTGCATTCCCGATGCACGGTGATCGATTTCCGCATCCCATCGGCTGAGAAGCCAAAGATGGCAAAGCAGATGCACAAGAGGATCTGTGCCATCCTTGACTCCGAGGAGATTGAGTACGATGAGAAGGTCATTGCTGAACTCGTCATGCGTAGATTCCCCGACTTCCGCAAGTTGATCAATGACTTGCAGAAGTATTCCTTGGGGGGAAAGATCGATGTTGGCATCCTTGGCACGACTGCAAGCGACAAGGTTCAGGATCTCATCGGCTTCATGAAGAAGAAGGAGTTCGGTTCCATCCGCAAGTGGGTGGCTACGAACATCGACAACGATCATGTCGGGTTGTTCCGCACCATCTATGATGGGCTGTACGAGATCCTTGAGCCTCAGTCCATTCCACAGGCAATCCTCACGCTTGCTGACTATCAGTACAAGGCAGCATTCGTGGCGGATCAGGAAATCAACACTATGGCTTGTCTGAGTGAACTGATGGTTTCATGCGAGTTCAAGAAATGAGCAGCAATCCATTCGATTTCATGAACAGCATCAACCAGACCAAGGTCAATCTAATCCGTGATGAGGGAAGGGGGGCATCCGAGTATGCCCCCTATCTCATGAACAAGGGTCTGTCTCAGTTTCCCGACACGATCATGCAAGCAAATGCCATGAACCGCGTCGGGTTCTTGGACAAGCAGATGCAGTACGAGTACATGCTCCACTCCATCCGCCCACGGAAAAGATACTCCAAGTGGGCAAAGAAGGAAGATGCTGAACTTGTGCAGACTATCTGTGATATTTTCGGTTGCTCTGCCAAGAAGGCAGAGGAGATCCGTGATGTCCTTGGGGCTAAGACCATTGCCAAGGTGATCAAGGCAAGTCAAGAATCTATTGGGGGTATCCAAAATGCTAAATAATCAAGTACATCAAACTATGATGATTGATTGGCGAGGATACTATGGAAAAAAGAATATTAAGTCTCGGAGTCGAGGATCTCCTTGAGATCAGGTTGAAGGCAGAGGACGACTTCCTAAAGGTACGGGAAACCTTGACCCGAATAGGTGTCTCCTCAAAGAAAGAAAACAAACTTTATCAGAGTTGTCATATACTTCACAAGCGTGGTAAGTTCTACATCGTTCATTTCAAGGAACTATTTGCCTTGGATGGACTGCCTACCGACATAGACGACACGGACATCGGCAGGAGAAACACCATAGCCAATCTCCTTGAGGAATGGGGTCTTGTGGAGATAGTTGATTCAAAGAAGGCAAGTGAACCCATAGTCTCGCTTGCTCAGATGAAAATAATCCCACACAAAGACAAGCAGAACTGGGAACTCGTACCTAAATACCATATAGGTAAGAAGAAACCCTGACCCAAAAGGAATATACATTATGCGTCCAACTGTTACACTATGCATGATCGTGAAGAACGAGTCGCACATCATTCATGAATGTCTGAACTCGGTCTACAAGTACATCGACTACTGGGTCATCTGCGACACGGGTTCCACCGACAACACCAAGCAAATCATCACCGACTTCTTCAAGGAGAAGGGCATTCCTGGTGAGATTCATGACCATGAGTGGAAGAACTTCGGTCATAATCGCACACTTGCATTCAAGGCAGCAGAGGGCAAGGCAGACTATGCCTGGGTCATTGATGCAGACGATTATCTTGAGGGTGAACTGATTCTTCCCCCCACCACGGAAGTTGATAGTTATGCCCTTCGTATCAAGCGAGGATCCTTCTTTTGGTGGCGCAATCAGGTGTTCAAGTTGGATTCCAAGTGGGAATACAAGGGTGTCCTGCACGAATATGCTGCTTGCGAGAAGCAGAATCCTCGCGTTGTGAAACTTGAGGGCAACTACAACATCTGCGCGAGAACGATGGGTGGAGCAAGGAATGTTGGCATTACTCCGATTGAGAAGTACAGCCGCGATGCTGTGGTTCTTGAGGAGGCAATGAAGGAAGATCCAACCAACACCCGCCATCAGTTCTATCTTGCCCAATCGTACTTCGACTCGCAGCAGTGGGAGAAGTCAGCGGAGGCATATCAGAAGCGTGTTGACATGGGTGGGTGGGAGGAAGAGGTATTCTACTCTCTATACCGCATTGCAATGATCGCGGCAATCACCAACAAGCCTTTCGGTGAGATCAAGGAGAGGTTCCTCATGGCATGGAACTATCGTCCGATCCGTGCAGAACCCTTGTATCAGGTATCGAAGTTGTATCGCATGATCAATCAGCCAAGACTTGCATATCTTTATGCAACTATGGCAAAGACAATGCCATATCCCAAGTTCGACATTCTCTTCATAGATGAGGATGTCTATAAGTGGCAGATTGACGATGAGATTGCATCGACGGCATTCTATCTCCACAAGTTTGACGATGGAATCTCTGCCTGTAGATCCCTGTTGGAAAACCCATTGTATCCCGAGCAAGAGAAGCCAAGGATGCAGCAGAATCTTGCTCTCTATCAGCAGAAGATGCAGGAGATGGGTCATATGGTTTCTGCCATGCGGGACATGGAGAACTCAAAGCCCCAAACACCCAAGATTGATTTAGTTGCTTCTACGCTGAACAACCAGAAGGATGAGGATGATCGCAGGGATCGTCTGAAGAAACTTCTGAATCGCAAGAAGGATCGCAAGGCAAAGAGCCGCTGAGGACATCATGAACTTGAATATCTTTAGAATGAATTCAGAGGCATCTATGC